ATACTTAGAGACAGCAGTCAAATTAATAACAGGACCAAGAGCAAATGATTATGGTGATAAAGTTATCAACCATGGTAACATTGCAAAACTTTGGTCAGCATATTTAGATGTTCCATTAACAGGACATGATGTTGCAATATGTATGACACTATTAAAAATTGCACGAGCAAAATTTGGTGACCCAAAACCAGATACTTATATAGACGCATCAGCTTATATGTCAATCGCAGGGGAATGTAAAGAAAGAGAAGGGAAGTAATGAAAGTAAAAATAGATTTAGAAAGAGATAATAATCTCACACCATTTGGTATTGCAACAGTACAAGATAGATACTTAGATAAGAACGAGACATCACCGCAACATGCGTTTGCTCGGGCTTCAAAGTATGGTGCTACATACAGAGGTAAAACAGATTGGGATATGGCACAAAGATTATATGACTATGCTAGTAATTTATGGTTTGGTTTTTCATCACCAATACTTTCTAATGCAGGTACAAAAAAAGGATTACCTATTTCTTGTTTCTTAAATTATGTTCCAGATAGTAGAGGTGGTTTGTCATCACACTATGATGAAAACATTTGGTTAGCAAGTAATGGTGGTGGTATCGGTGGATACTGGGGTGATGTAAGAAGTGATGGTACTTCTACTTCTCATGGTTCTAAATCAACTGGTTCAATTCCTTTTATGAGAGTTGTTGATAGTCAGATGTTAGCATTCAACCAAGGTACAACAAGAAGAGGAAGCTATGCTTGTTACATGGACATATCACATCCAGAGATAGAAGAGTTTTTATTTATGCGTAAGTCTTCTGGTGGTGACGCAAATAGAAAATGTCTTAACCTTCATCATGGTATTAATATTACTGATGACTTTATGACTGCAGTAAATAAAAATATAGATTGGAAACTTATAGACCCGCATTCAAAAAAGGTAGCTAAGTCTATTAATGCTAGAGAATTATGGAGATTAATTTTAGAAACAAGACATGAAACTGGAGAACCTTATCTACATTTTGTAGATACTTCTAATAAAAGTTTGCCAGAGACACAGAAAAAATTAGGTTTAAGTGTTAAACAATCTAATCTTTGTAGTGAAATAACCTTACCAACAGACGAAGATAGAACCGCAGTATGTTGTTTATCGAGTGTTAACCTTGCTAAGTATGACGAGTGGTCAACATCACCTACATTTATTCCAGACATGGTACGAATGTTAGATAATGTTCTTGAACATTTTATTCAAGCAACATATGATTTCTCATATGATTACAAAGGTGATGTATTGAGTATGAAAGTTAAAGAAGGTATGGAAGGATTTACTAAGGCAGGTTATAGTGCTTATAGAGAAAGAAGTTTAGGTCTAGGTGCTATGGGTTTTCATACTTACTTACAAAAATTAAATGTACCATTTGAAGGACCAATAGCTACAGGTCAAAACTTAAAAATGTTTAGACAGATAAAAGAGTTAGCTAATAAAACTTCAATGGAGTTAGCAGAAGAGAGAGGTGAAGCACCAGATATGGAAGGAACAGGAATGCGTAACGCACACTTGTTAGCTGTCGCACCTAATGCTACATCATCAATTATTTGTGGAGGTACTAGTCCTTCAATAGAACCAATAAGAGCAAATGTATTTATACATAAAACTTTAAATGGTTCATTCCAAGTAAGGAATAGACAACTTCACAATTTACTAAAACAAAAATGGAACAACTCGGAGGAACTACAGAAAGAATATGATAGTGATTACCAACAGTTCAAAGATAAAATCTGGCAAAGTATTAGTGAACATACTGGTTCAGTAAAACACCTTGACTTTTTAACTGATTTAGAAAGGGATGTTTTTAAAACTGCAGATGAGATAGACCAGAATTGGATTATCGAACATGCATCTAAACGACAAGAATTTATTTGTCAAGCACAATCAGTTAACTTATTCTTTGTTGCACCAAGAGTACAAGCAGAACAAGAAGAGCATGATAATTTTTTAAGGTACACTAACAAGGTACATTATCAAGCTTGGAAAAAAGGATTGAAGAGTTTGTATTATCTACGAAGTAGAGAAGGTAAAAGTGCAGAGAATATTAATTTAAAAGTCAAGAGAGTTAGACTAGAACAAGAAGCAACAGAAGAGGAGTGTTTATCATGCGAAGCTTAAGTCCAGTTTTTGAAGAAAGAACTTACTACAAACCATTCGAGTACCCTTGGGCATTCGATTACTATACAATACAAAATCAATTACATTGGTTACCCGAAGATGTACCAATGCATGAAGATGTGAAAGATTGGAATCAAAAACTTTCACCATCAGAAAAAAATTTATTAACACAAATATTTAGATTGTTCACACAATCAGATGTAGATGTAGGTTCGGGTTACTATGAAAAGTATATACCTATGTTTAAAAAACCAGAGTTAAGAATGATGATGGGTTCGTTTGCTAACATGGAATCTATTCATCAACATGCTTATTCTTTGTTGTTAGATACAGTAGGTATGCCAGAGTCAGAGTACAAAGCATTTGCTAAGTATGAAGAGATGTCAGCTAAACATGACTACATACACCAATTTAAAACTGGTGAAGTTAAAACAAAGAAAGATTTAAAAGATGTAGCTAAAGCATTAGCAGTTTATTCTGGTTTCACAGAAGGACTACAATTGTTTTCTAGCTTTGCTATATTAATTAACTTTCAAAGATTTAATAAGATGAAGGGAATGTGTAAGATTGTTGACTACAGTATTCGTGATGAGTCTTTACATGTGGAAGGAATGACAAAAGTATTTCGTACTCTTATCAAAGAAAACCTAGAGATATGGACAGATGATTTTAAAAAAGAACTGTATGATATCTGTAGAGAAATGGTTGAACACGAAGATAAATTTATCGAGTTAGTGTTTGAGATGGGGGATGTTCAAGGACTTACCTTGGATGAAATGAAAAAATACAATAGATATATTGCTGATAGAAGATTACTACAGCTAGGTTTAAAACCTAACTTTGGTATTAGTGATAATCCTTTGACTTGGTGGGATGAAGTTATTGGAGTTGAACACCAAAACTTTTTTGAAGGTAGGGCTTCAGCATATACTAAAGCAAGTGTGAAGGGTAACTGGTCAAATGTCTTTGACGATACAGAATAAAATCATTTACGCAATCTTTAATTTTTGTGAAGAGTCATTGTATTCAATGGCAAAAGTATTTAACATAAGCTATGAGTTATTAAATATAATTATTTTTCTTGTAGCTTATCCTGCTCTAATACTTATTCTTCTTTTTATAATCCAGACGCAAAGGAAAAAAATATGGCAACTCCAAAAAGGGAAGCTACAATATTTTCGTATAAAGTAATACTAGATAACGAAGGAAAACTTATAACAGAAATCACTACTCTTCCTATTGAAGATGAAGAGATTATGAAAGAAGCTTTCTCTCGTAGTCGAGAAGAGAGAGTGTTCTATACTTCTTTAGTTAAAGAAGCTAAAAGAAAACTTCTTCCTATCCATGAGTGGTTAGAAAAGTATTGTCAAAATATTATTTGATTATATACCTTGAAGTCTAGGGTCTTTAGAAGTAATATTCTTTTCAGCTTTAGGTCTTGCAATAGATTCCTTACTTCTTTTACGAAGTTGAAAGGTAGCAGATAGTTGTTTCTTTTTTTCTGCTATTTGTTTTTGCAAGTCCCATTTAAAATTCATTTTCTATAACCTATACTATTTCTATTTTTATATAACTTAGTCCAAGACCAAACATTTATTTTACTAGACCAATGATATAAAAATAAAATTATTGTTTTCATTTTTTCCCGCCCCTAAATATTTGTGTACCTTTTATACCATAGATACTCGCCACGACAAGAATCCACAAATTAGTGAACCATGAAGGTAGCTGTTGGAACTGAACAAAAAATTCTTTTATCTTAGCAGAAGCTTCTGGGTCTTCGCTGAACACACCATACGCAATGACTAATATTGGCAAAGTTAACACGACCAAAACGAACTCGTCTTTCCAGTCCGATTGTCTTGCTTCTAATAACTTACCTTGATAATCTATATCACCTTTAGCCATTTTTGCAGCATGATTATGTTGAGCATCTGCCATCATCATCTTTGTCTCTTGTCTTTTTTTAAAGATGTGAGTCCCTGCTTGGAGGGCAACCTTTGCTAAACTAAACCAAGCCATACTAAAATACTATAGCACCAAGTACGAAACCAACTACTGCACTTATAATGCAATGGTGGTACTTGTTCCATACATTTTTTACTTTGTCTTTCATGTCTGGGAATGTCATCATTTTTTACTTACCTTTCCGCCTTTGTTATAAAGCTTTACATTTATTTTTGGAACACCTGCAAATTTCATTTTCTTTTTTGATGTCCCTAAAAATTTTGATTGGAAACTTTTCCAAAAATTATCAGTAGTCTTAGGAGTCTTTATCATTTAGAAACCTTCCCACCTTTTTTAAATACTTTTA